ACGTAGATCAAGTTAACTCAGTTCTTTATAATGACGTACGCGCACTACGTGATGGTACAATCCGTGATTTCATGGGCTTCCATTTCGTACGTACCCAGTTGGTTCCTTTCCAATCTGGTTCATCCACAATCCGTACCTGCGTTGCTTACCAAAAAGATTTCCTCTTAATGGGNATCGGCGAAGATGTACGCACACACATCGACATTCTACCAATGCAAAGTCATGCAATCCAAGTTCGCACTGCGCTCTTAATGGATGCGACTCGTATGGAAGAAAAGGGTGTAGTCCAAGTAAATTGCGACGAATCCGTTTAACCCTTAACATAGGAGATAACTAACATGGCTATCTGGTACACAGACGTAGCAACAAATCAGCAACAAGGCGTAAACTTCCCAGGCCAATCAGGTCTTGGAATGTTAACTCCTCAACCTGGCACACAAAACAATCCAACGCTTGAAGGTCTAAGCAAAATCACTGCTGTCTACACAATGACAGGTAATGAAGCTGCTGGCGACATCATCAACATTGCATTGTTAAACTCGGGTCAATCTCTTGACCCTAACGGTCATATTTCAACAGGTGCAACAGCTCCTGGTGCGACATTTACCGTAGCAATAGGCGATAACGATCAAGGTTTAGTAACAACTTTACCTATCGTAAATCCAATGGTCCTTCCAAATACGAACGTCGTAATCCAAGCTCCAACTTGGGTATCAGGCACTTCGTATGCAGTAGGTGCAGTAGTATTAGATGCAACAGCTACTCCAGCTTATGCAACATATACATGTATCTCTGCCGTAAGTGGTTCGACTGCTCCTCACTCAGATTCAACACACTGGCAAGCAAATAGCTCACGCTATTCAACTGCTGTAAGCATTGCATCAGCTAGCGCTAATGTATCTTCAAACGGTGGTAATCTGAACGGTCAGACAAATTACTACGTATCAGAAGATTGCTGGCTACAGGCTTTAGTATCTACTCTGGTCACTCCAGCAGCAGGTGCTACAATCGCCTTCCGCTTCGATACAATCGCCAATAACTAATTGGGTTAGTGGTTTGACGTAATTAAAACCTGCCCCATAGTTGCGTTGTGGCGACGTAGCTATGGGGTTTTTCTCTTTCCATGTTTACAACTTTATCACCGACAGACATTGCGAACTCAGCCTTATCCAAGATAGGGGCTCAGGCTATCGTATCGCTTACTGATTTGAGCAATGCTTCGGCGATTGCTTGTAACAATAACTTCCAGCTTGCATTTGAAACGGTAGCTCGTGCAACGCGTTGGAATTGCTTAACAAAGACGGCCGTATTAGTACCTGTACCTCAGTTACCTTTACCGCCTAGCGCACCTACCCCTCCATCTATTCCGTGGGCTCCTTATACGTCCTACGCAGCAAACGTATACCTATCGTATGGTAACGCTATTTATACCACTGAGTACGCATACACATCCACGGGCAATTTTACTAATGACCTCACTACGGGTGCTCTTGTACAAGCGGACTACCCAGACTACAACGCGTTCGGAGGCTACCCAAGTTCAGCCAGCTATCCTTCTGGTTGGCCTTACGCTTTCGCTCTTCCTAGTGACTTCATATTACTTGATTCAGTAAACGCTAATACTTCCGAGGAATACGGATACGGTAATTCAGGAGAAGATGAGTATGAAATCATGGGTCAGCTTATTTATACGAATACTGAACAGACTTCTATTAAGTATGTATCTAACAATCAGGATACAACTAGATGGGATCCTTTATTTATAGACTGCGTTACATATAAGCTAGCATCAATGATTGCTACGGCTTTACGTCAAGATGGCGGTCAAACAGAAGCTGCTATGCTTGCAGTTTACAAACAAGTGTTGGGACAAGCGATCACAAAGAACGCTGGCGAAAAGATGCCAAACCGTTTCCAACCAATCAATTCTTCACGCTTCGTAGCATCACGCTGGTACTTCATCAATGGCTAAAACAATCGACAGCCAAGTTAGCTTCGCTGGTGGTGAGTTTAGTCCTAGACTAGACGCACGTATAGACCAAGAGAAGTACCGTTCTGGTAACAGGCAAGTAACGAATATGATCCCTTATAAGCAGGGACCATTAACGCGTAGACCTGGTACGCAGTATATAGCTCCTACGAAATACAAAAGTAATACAACGACTAACTACGGCGTAAGACTTGTTAAGTTCATTTATAGCCCTACGACAACCTACGTATTAGAGTTTGGTAATCAGTACATACGTTTCTATAGCAATGGCCAACAAGTACAAGTTAGCGGTACTCCTGTAGAAGTTAGTACGCCATATAGTGCCGTAGTAGGCTATGGGGTAAACAAATTCTCTACAGACATCTGGCAGCTTAACTTCTGTCAAATAAACGACGTGATGTATTTCACGCACCCTAAGTATCCTGTTTATAAGCTTACAAGACTCTCGGATACCAGTTGGACGTTTGCACAAGTACAGTTCTTAACGCCTGCTTTGTTAGATCAAAACGCTACAGAGATTAGTATCTCGGCTACATCTAACTTTGGTAAGGTAGGACTAGCAGCTACAGCTCCTGCATGGGTAGCTAATAATTATTACGAAATAGGTAACTCGGTTGAAGTAAGTAACGTATTGTACAACTGTATTACGTCTCACGTAAGTGGCGCGACATTTGATTCTACCTATTGGCGATCACAGACAATCTTTACTTCTCAGCATTTAAACTCCTATTGGCAGTTAGCTACACTTCGTAGTTCAGCAGTAGTTGAAGTTGATGCAGGATCTACCAGTTCTGCATTTCCTTTAGGTTATTCCAGTCAGATGCAAATCTATGGTAACTGGGAATGTCATACTTACGGCGTATGGAACGCTACGTTTGCTATAGAAAGATCAGTAGACGGCGGATCCACATGGACTGCTGTACGTACTATATCTGGCGCATCTGATAGAAACGTCGATATTACAGGTACGGCTTCTCAATCAGCTTTATTTAGAATCAATGTACTTACTTCAGTAGGACCTGCTACGGCTGGTGCAACACCTCCTCGTATAGTCTTAGAAGCTGTAGATGGATTTTTATATGGGTTAGTACAGATATGTACCCCTGATCCTTTTAGTGCTGGCGTTAATTATATTCCTAATATGCAAGCAAGCTACTTAGGAGTTAACTATTATTGTACGGCTGCTGTTAATGGTGGTAGTACACCTAATGTAGATACGGCACATTGGGCTGTAAGTGATAGTAATCATGCTTGTGCTAATGTAATTCAAGAGCTTTACGATAATGCCCCATTAGCTGTGTCTTGGAGTGTAACAACAAATTATAGTCCAGGTACAATAGTAAGTTATGAACAAACAAACTACACCTGTACGTTATCAATCACGGGAGGATTACCGCCTCCGCAAAACCCTGGCAACTGGTCACCAACAGGACCTAACACCATATATTGGTCAGAAGGAGCGTGGTCTGATTATCGCGGATACCCACAAGCAGTTACCTCTTATCAACAGAGGTTTATATATGCAGCGTCGTCCTACGAGCCTCAACGTATATGGGGTACAGTCACCAACGACATCGAAAACTTTTCTTTAGGCGATCAGACGTTAGCTACAGATGCTTTTGCATTTGATCTTAATGCCGTAGGTCGTGGACCTATAGTATGGCTATGTGCACAGAATAACTTAATAGCAGGATTCTCTGGTGCAGAATGGGTAATATCAGGTAGTGCAGCTACGACAGGCGGCAGCATAGGTGGTAGCATTAGTCCTACGTCTATACAAGCAGTAGAGCATTCTACGTATGGTTCTATCTTTGGCGTTAACCCATTAGTTGTGGGAGACGTAGTATTATTTACTCAGCGTCAAGCTAATCAGATTAGGCAAATGATGTTCTCTGTTTATACGGAGAAATACATGAGCCAGAGCCTAACCACGTATAGCAGCCATTTATTTAACTCAGGAATCGTTCAGTTGGACTACCAGCAGCAATGGCATGGTCAGCCTGAAGTATGGGCTATAAACCAACAGGGTGAGCTATGCGGCATGACGTATGAAATGGATCAGAACGTCTTTGGTTGGCATAAGCATATTACAGGTGCTAACACAAACACCCCAGATTTCCCATATCCAGACGTAGGCTTTGAATCAGTTGCTACATTATTTGGTAATGGTCAAAATGATGACGAGATATGGTTAGTAGCTAATAGGTATGTAAGCCCCGCTCCTTGGGCTTCAGGTGGCACATATGCCGTAAACGACATGGTTTATTCGGCATTTAATACGTACATCTGTACATCAGCCGTATCTGGTAGTTCTACATTACCTGCGTCAGATAGTGCCCATTGGCAAGCAACTCCTTGGCAGAAAGTTCAAGTAAGATCCATTGAAAGATTTAATCCAAACAACTGGGAACAGACTTTTACACAAGCTCCTAATCCTCCTACAGCAATCGTCGAGAATGCTTATTACGTGGATAGCGGATACACCGTCACCCCAGGACTCAACACAAACGCCCCTTCCCTTGTGGGTGTCACTCTTTCTAATCTTAACAACCTTGCTGGCAGGTGGATTGTGGGTCTGGCAGATGGTAACGCTTTTGGACCTGTACAGGTGGGTTACACAGATACTGATTATGGAACAGTCGTAATCCCAGCAGGCTATCCTCCAGCAGCCCCATTATGGCAGTCAGGATTTCCTTATGATACAGGAATACAGGTAAGTTGGGGTGCAGGTGGCTATCTAGCAAACTATCAGGCTTTAAATAACATCCCAGCAGGCACTACAACACCGCCTTCATCTGATCCTACAAATTGGAAAGTGATTAACTACGTTGGTCCTAATGTTGTCCAAGTGGGCTTACCAATCACTTATACGGCTCAAGCTATGCGTTATGATGCCGATCAAAGACAGGGTAATACACAAGGGCTTATAAAGCAAATAAGCGACGTATGGATAAGGGTGTATAACTCCTGCGGTGGGTTAATATCCAACAAATACCCCCTACCTAACACATGGGTATCTGGTACGACCTATGGCCAAGGTAGCCAAGTGAGCTATGCAGGCTATAGCTATCAGGCAGTTCAAACAGTTTATACAGATATAGTACCTCCACCAAACGACCCTGCAAATTGGCGTCTAATAGGCGGAGCTCCTTATCAGCCTGTACCTATTCCCTATACCCCTACAGGCAACCCTCTAAACGGCGATCCTACACAACAGGCACAAGGTCTATTGGTTACTACCCCAACCGATATACGTATAACCCCTCAGCTTAACCTGACTCCTGATACGGATCCAATTATCATAGTAACGGGTAGTGACGCATTACCGTTGACCGTTATTGCCCTAATTATTAAGTACGATGTGATAGCAACTCCATGACCATCAGAGCTTACAACAACGAATTAGACTATCCCATGCTTAAATCATGGTTAGAAGGACATAACTCCCCAGTTGTGCCTCCTGAGGTTTTCTTACCATCTACGGGCTTAGTGGCCGAAGTAGACAACCTACCTATAGCCATTAGCTTCCTTTACTGCTGTATTGGCGGTATAAGCGTTATAGAGTTCACAACGACCAATCCTATTGCCAAGCTAAATAAAGCCCTTGTAGAGGCCGTAAAAGGGCTGTACGAGGCATTAGAGAAGCTAGCGTGGGATAATGGAAGTCCATGTGTCC